GCACCCGCACTGCTGGCAGCGGGACTAATTGCACTCGTCTGATTGCCCAGGTCGTCTACGGCTCTCTTGGCGTCATCGAGTTCTTGCTTCAGTACTCGGGCCTCGGGCCACGTTAGTTCAATACCTTTGGCGGCATTATCTCTAACTTTCTGTACACGCTGCTCAACCTCTCGAAGATTATTCTTGGCGATCTCGCTTTCACTCATTTTAGGAGTCCCGGTGGCATCAATAGTTTTTTGAGACTCTATAGCCCCTTTATTTCGTTGTGCTTGTTCTCTGTATATTCTTTCAACATCGGCCTCTCGTTTCACCTTACTCTCTATTTTGACCAATGGCCTCTCTGGATACTGTGAAGCAGCGTCAATAGCCATAATTGTTCTACGAGCCTTAGAAGCCTCTTTCTCTTGTTCTGGAAGGATGGCCTTTGCATCGCTAGCTGCTTTTTTATGATCGGCAATAATTTTAACTTTTGCGCCCATTTCATCCAGAGTTTTTAACTCATTGGATGAGAGTGTATATAATTTTTTATACCCATCAATCATTGACTGAAAATTTGTGCTCATTTCAGGTGTGAGAAATTTAGGATTTTTTGCGTACGTATCCGCAAGTCCTACTATGTCTGACATTTGGTTTTTGGCTCGTTTCAGATTTTCAACCTGCGCACCTGTAACGAAGTCTGACACTTGCTTTGGCGCGGAATAAAAATCTTTTTCCCAGTTTTGTAGGAGACCTACTAATCCCTGGAACGACTCTCTTAACATAGTGACTTCACCACCAAGTTGGCCCTGCACACCGGCTGCCGCCTCCTCTGCTGTTCCTATCTTTTGGACAGTATCTTCATAGTCTGCCATCGTTTTTTGGGCGTCTTTGTACATCTTCGATTTAACTTCTAGTGCTTCGACATTAGTCTTACCTTCTGCGGCTTTTTTAAACTCAGGAAGATTGTCAATGAGAAGCTTTACATGCAGTTCAAGGTCCTTAGTGCCTTCTTGAAGTTGTGCTCTAAAACTCGCAAACGCTTCGGGAGTGGCAAAAAGTTTGTTAATCTCTATATCCGATACACCACCCTCTACTGTGGCTTTCAGCTTTTCTTGAAACGCCGTCCAGTTTAATAAAGGAGAAATTGGCAGTGCTCCACTCTTGGCCCACTCACCTTGGAACGCTTTCAAACCTAACTTTAGACTTTCGAAGTCTTTAGCCATCTCCGCAGAAGTTTTTGGAGCGCCCTTTTTGGTAAATAGGTCCATATCCTTAATTAACCCAGGCATCATTGCCTTCATTTTATCTGCGGAAGCCTGTTGGTTGGCTGCTTCCTCAGTTGAAACTGCGCTTGCATTAGCCTTGGTTTGGGCGTAGGCTGCCTCAGCCTCATTTCTCCCTTGAATCAGATTTTCGATTGTTCTCTCAGCGTCTTCTTCCTGCCTGAAGTTGCTCTTTGAAAGTGACATTACTGTCTGTGCATAAGTACGTGCTTGTGATATTTTTTCCCTTGCTGCATCAGCCTGATCTGCCGATGTCGCTCTGGTAAGTTCTGCTATCCCAGCCTCTCCTCTATTTCGTGCTCTTTGTTCGTAGTCTCGCCTTTTAACCCAATCGACTTTGTTTCTCTCTTCAAACGCAAACTTCGTGTCTTGATACTCGGTCTCTCCTGCAAGTTTATTTTTCCATGCTTGTCGAGATTCCTGAATGTCTGTGTTAGCTTGCGCACGGTATACCCCCGCCATTCGTTGCACGTCAGCAATCATGGACTCCATAGTCGCGCGGCTATCCGCTGTGCGAGCGGAATTTGCTTCTTTAACTATGTCAACAGCAGCGTTGTTAGCCTTACGAAGGTCGGCATTATAGCGTTCTAACTGTCCAAGTTGATCTATATTCGCCTTAGTACGCACTGCAACTACTGCCTGCCAAGCCGCCTCTTGCTTAGCTGCATTAGCTAATACGGCTGCTGTTCCTTTTTCCGACGCCTCCCGTATTGTATTAGCAAGTTTCTGATTTAAGAAGATAAGTGTACCAATACCAATGCTTACAGGTAAAACAACGGACGCAAATGCAGTGCCCATCGCGGCCGCTCCCGTGCCAGCCAATTTTGCGTTGGCGCTCGCCACCAGTAGTGCAGCTGCAATGGCGGTCAAACCCGCTACCACGGGTACGGCGGCTGCAACCAGACCGCTGAAAGCCGCCGTTGCAGTACCAGCGCCACCTGCGAGCGTTACCAACGAGTTGGCGACGGACAGGATTCCTGGGCCTAGTTCTGTTGCCAAATAAACTTTGATCTGATTCAAAGAAGAGGTAAATTTTTCAGCGTCGGTCGCCTTGAATTGCTCGTAAATACCTCTAAAACTTTCTGCCGTTGTCTTGGACAATATCTCAGCCGCCTCTGCGGACTTAATTGCACCGGGACCGGTCAACCGTAACTCAGCATTTAATCCTCTTACCATTCTAAACAGTTCGGCCATCTTAGAGACATTGCCGTCTGCACTGTCTGCAAGAGCCAAAAAGGCTCCTTGAAGCCCTAATGCTGCAATCATTTGCTGGGCAGTTTCAAAACCAAGCTCTCTCAACTCTTTTTTCATTGCCTCAGAAGGCTTAATCAAGGCAGTCATGGCACCACGTAAGGCGGTAGATGCCTCGGCCGATCTCATACCACCAATTGTCAGCGCAACCATTTCCGCGCTCACTGATTCAAAACTAACACCTAGAGCGGCAGCCATGGGCATTACCTTACCAACCACTTGAGATAATTCTGATCCCCTTATCTGTCCCAGTTCAATAGTCCTGAAATATTTTGCGGCCACTGTCGATGCCTGATCCGACGCCATTCCATAGGCATTTAAAGTTCCAGTAATCAGCACCACAGCGTCATCGAGACTCATTACAGCAACCTTGGCCAACTGGGCTGAGGCGGCCATTATATTAGCACGATCTGATGCCGATGTAAACTGGTTAGAAATAGTTTGATAAATTCCCTCTGCCGCCTGTGGTAGTGGAAAGTTAAATTGCTTGGCAAAGTTAGCGACTTCTTTACCCAATTGCCCAAAGTTTTGGTCTATCTTTGGCGCGATGGTCTGAATCTCAGCTATTTTCGTTTGAAATTCGACTGCACCTGTAACAGCCTCCGACAGGGCATCCCTAATTTGAGATAGGGCTCTGACAATGAGTTGTGTAACCACAACTCTTCCCATCGTCTTCCAGCTAATCACCCAACTTTGAGTTGCCTTGTCAGCCTCCTGTGTTTTTTCCTTTATTTTATCAATACTGGGTGCTATGCTGGGAGAGACTGTTGGACCGACTATTGACTTGGCTGCTGGACCGGCTGCTGGAGCACCTGGAGCTTTCATCCCGGCCATTGCAGACTGGGCATTCTTGGCCGCTGCCGCAATATTATTGATGGCTGTAACTGTGGCGTTTGTCTGGCTGTTGAAACTTGTTAACGCACTCCCCATTGACGTAAAGGTGGACTTAAATATGGAGTCCAACTTTGTCAACGCAGTGATTGCGTCTTCAACAGAAAAGCCAAGGGATGAGACAATTTCAGCCATTATATTTTAACCATGCGAGAGGTTATAAACGGTTTGACACTTGGGAGTGTCACTGTATCGGCAAACGCTTTGAAAGCTTCCAGACCCGTTAGAACAAGTTCGTATGGGCCGGGATTGATCAACTTGCTAAACAGAGTGGGATCAGGATCGACGTTTGCATTATGTGATTCATTCCAAACAAGCCACGGAAGTGTAGTGTGATAGATGAAAGTATACTGATTGTCTTTGGTTTCTATTCGTCCTTCACTAGCCGCTGTGCCCGTGCCCACTCTGCTGATTACAACTGGGTTGATCTCAATATCAAACTTTACCTCGGACGCCAGCTTTGAGAACGTCGCCCGTGACGCACCAGACCACACTGGAACCCTGCCAGTGGCCGCGACTAACCATTCCTTGGTCGCCTCGATTATAACCTTAGTCATGTGTTTATTGAGAGCACTTTTGTATCCCGCAAGATCAATGGACGGAACGGCAAAGTTGGCTGTGAATTTCATAATTCCTCCTTAGCCGGTCGAGGGCCTCTTCGCCCTCTGCCAATCGAGCCTCTTCGCTCTTGGGCTTCATATCCTATTCAACTTCACACCTGCCAGGGCAGCCTCCCGCTCCTGTTCGTCGTGAGTGGCAACTTGGTCGTATGCCAGCGCCATCGCTTTGGCTTCCAAGCCGCAATCGTCCCACGACACCTTCACACCCGGAGGCCGTATACCCAGGCGTTCACAAGCGCTCCAGATCGCAAACTCTACTGTGCGACCGGGAGGCCAGAGGATTCGGGCAGCATCGGAAGCTGCCCAACAATAAAAGACTCACGGGCCTTTTGAAGCTTGGCCTCATCCAGGGCGTTTGCTTCCAGCACTAGGCCCAGAACCCGATTCACTTCAACCTGACTTAGGTTGCTACTCAACAGATCAGTCTCCCAGTTCGTCCAAGTCGCTGGGTTGCCTAGCTCCACCGTGTCCCACTCGACATCACTCAGTGAGTTTACAACAATATAGGCCAGACGTTTCTTACTCCACTCACCCATGACAGTTTGATACGTCGAGTCTTTCTCGTTTGGCACCCAACCATCCCGTGTCTGTTTTCCAGGTGGCTTAGGTGGTGGACACAACGCATCAAACTCATCATAATTTTTAAGACCACGTGCCTTAAAAACAATGGGCTGCTCTACCCTGGGTAGAACCAGTAGCACTTCATTACACAGACTCTTGGGGTCAATTCCTGAAATCTTCACATTTTTCTCCCTTGCTAGAGATTTGTTTAGCCACGAGTCACGATTGGCTGGATAGCATTACACTTAGCCGTCACGGCAATCGTGGCGTCTTTAAAGTTCATCTCGCGTGACTCAGCCCGCATATCCGGGAACAAAGTCGTCTCAACTTCAATACCACCACACGGAGGTGTCTGCACTATTTGCAGGTCTACCGCATACGGTTCGCACTTATCGGTAGCTGAACTCACCCATTCGTCAGCGCCGCCAACTCGCTTCAAGGCGTCCATCGGGCTAACAGCCTCGCTCGTGCCCTGTGTGATGTGCTCGTACACACAATCAATCTTCACGTCCATTGGCACTTGGTCCTTCTCACGAACGGTATCCAAGTCTCCACGGTCTAGCAAGTACTGGTAGTCACGATGCTCGGTGTAGGTGAGGTTGCCATCACCAATCTTGATGTCCAACTTCTGTGGTAGGAACGCCAAGGTGCCAGTTGCTCCAACCACCCCGGTTGCCGCACCTGGAACGGTATTCGCTAGCGCCGGTGTGAAGGTAATACTCGTGGTCGGACCAGTCGCACCCGGCAATCCGGTTGGCGTCCTGGCAGTTACAGTATGGATCGGTGAAGCTGTCTCACCGACGAGAGTAAACCTAGCACCAAGGGGCACCTGATCTACAACTGTGGTGTTCAACACTACGTCACTGACAGCCAGTGACACAGCACCAGATGCACCAGTAGCGCCAACGGCAATACCAGCAAGACCGTCCAAAAGTGATAGTACGCAATCTCGTCCTATGTGTTACTCGTCCAAAGACGGGGTAGGTCATTTCTGCCTACCTCTGCATGTCTCCATGCAGAGCAGACTTTATCTTCACCCTTTTCAGGGGCCAGGCGTAAAGTCGTTGAGGGGTCACGAAGACTTCCCTGCGGATTGACCCTACCAAGAAGATTTTTACGTGGCCGACGTACTTCTTGTCTAACAGGTGTTTCCCGCATACAGCCCAGTTTTACTCATGCGTTACCGCACAAGGAGCCTATTTGATTAAGCTCAATTCTAGCCATGACTAAATCTCCTTCTTTTCTTGTACAAGAACAATCTTCAAATGACTAAGAGTTTTTGGCCAAAAACCCTTACGCTTATACTGCCCTACGTAGGCACGTAATGTCCAAGGATTCATCCCGAGTGCCTCAGCGGCCAAACCAACATACTCGTAGCGAATCCCGTTTATTTCAAGTGGTTGGGCATGCCGATTCTTTGCGCCCTTACTCATGGTTCTAAGAGTTTCTAATCTCTCGTATGTTATTTCTCTTTGTGATGCTTTTTCGGCGAGTTTCTTTCTCGTCTCGACTCCATGCTTCTTGCCATACATCCCGTTCTTTTCGCCAGTTCGACTTTCACTCATCCTCTTTCGTGTTTCAGCGGAGTGTTTAAAGCCGACTAAACCCTCACCACCGAGCGTTAAGTTGTATCCGTGCGGAGCCACTGTATTCAACTCTACAATCATTTCGACTTCCTTGTCTTTCGCCTCTTGCTCGTTCCCTTCAAACAAAATCTCAAATAAGAAGTTCTCGACTCCGTACTTCTTAAATGCTTGATGCAGAATCTTGGAACCGTGCCCAGATGTGTGCTCACCCCAGCGCTTATCTATGCTAGTGGCAATACCGACGTACCGTTTATCGTTAATCAGATTACAAATCGAGTAACAGTACATTTACTTTCCAGGAACTACTACAACAATTTTCCGTTGCAATATTTTTCTTTCAAAATCTCTCCAAGGAACCTCTAAGAATTGTGCAGCAGCTTGTAAGCTTTCATACCGGATTCCGTCAATAATCACTGCACCCTTGTCTGGGTGCGCCAACAACACTAAAACTCTGGGGTCTTGCTTCTTAGACATCCTGCACCTCCATCCGGTAGCGCACACCCACGGCACTTTGTGTTGCTCTGACATTTGGCAATGATCCGAACTGTAGAATCCTTACGCCTTCATTCCTACCAGTCATCGGGATAAGGCATCCAACAAACGAATCGTCATCCCCACTGAATACTCCATACTTGTAGACCGCAATATCCATATCAAGTGCCTCTGCAAATGCAGCTTCGTAGGTCATCACTTGATAGCGGTTCTTTGTATCCCCTAACATACTGTGAAGTACCACCGTGCAGTCCACTGACACTTGCGTGTATCCGGCTGTTGGCTCTCTCGTCGATAAGCCCGTAATCCTTATTTCTACGCGATCAGTGGCCTTCCCGTAATTATCATTAGGTTCCTCAACTCCGAAAACAATGGCCGGTAGACTGAGGCCAGTGGCCACACCTTTGACGTATTTCGCCAAAGAAGCAAAGACCCAGCGAGTGATATTCCCGTCGCTCATGCTACTGTCCCGGCACTTGTCAGCGTAATTGCATCTGTTGCGGATACGCTATAATCAGCGCTCCGGCTTACTTCGTCAATAAGCTCGACGCCCGTCACCAAGTAGGCTGTGTGGTACTCGTACTCATCTATTGTTTCTAATGAGTACTTTCGTTCGTCGTACTTTATCCAGTCATTCAGTGATAGAACTACGGGCAGGTCTCTTCGATCTATGATGAAAAGCCGCTTGCCCGTATCGTACCGACTTCCTATGATGTTTAGTCTTCCGGCCAAGCCGCCTTGTCCCAGATTCTTTACCGCCTCCAAGACGCGTACCGGCAGCACAATTGCCCGCCGTATGTTGTAGCCTGTTACGTTTCTAGTAACAACGCCCGTCTCTACGTCTGTCGTAGGTACACCTTGATAAACGGATATGGCATGGCCGTAGTCGCGCTTCAAGCTTGCGACTGCGTTCTGAATCAACTTCACTAGATTATAGTTTGGCTTCATGGCTTATCTGGGATGCCGTCAACTGTTGTCTAAGAAAAGGACAGTCGGCGCGGTAGCGTAAAGCTTCTTCCAAGCGGCCGAACATCAAAGTATTTTGACCGATTACCTCTGCATTGTTGGCAACCAGCGGCATAATAACTTCGCGCTGTTCATTTTCCAATTTGGTTATTCGATCACTCATTCGTTTTTCTCTGCTCCAAGACTGCCATAAAAGAAAAGCAGTCACAAGAACCAGTGGTCCAAATTGCTTCAGTACATACAACATATCACCCCAATTACCTAGCATAGTCGGTCTCCTTTCCTAGCATTTTCTTCGGCCCACAATGGTTGCAAGTTTGTATAGTGACAAGCTTGCAACAACTGATCTCTGTCGGTTAGGTCAAAAGAGGATAGTGGTTTGATGTGGTCAATCTCCCACTCCCCGTAGTTATTCCACGTCATGTCTGATTGGAATCTTTCTTCGAGGTATTGTTTCAGGAAGTCAATTGAGCTCTTGATTCCAAACGCAACATTTGCAACAAAACGTAGCAATCTTGTCTTTATTTTCCTCACGATAAGCTTTTCGATCATCTTTATGTGTATCATAATAAATCTTCTGATTGACTAACAACTTTTCTTTGTTAGCGGCATAGTATTTGGCATGGTGAATCTTTTGGTCTTCTTTGTGTTCATCTTGCCATCGCTTACAACCCGACCGTACCTTCTCTGGATTGGCATCTCGCCATCTCCTAGTGTTGGCTATAGCCTTCTCAGGATTTGCATCTCGCCATTTCTTATTTCTGGCTGACACCTTCTCTGGATTGGCATCTCGCCATCTCTTGTTATTGGCATTCTGCTTTTCCCTGTTAGCGGCCCTATGTGCCTTAGCGTCTTCTGGGTTCTTGTATGACATAGTTCTTTGAGAAAAAGAAGACACACCAGCCCAGCCATTCTGGGCTGGTGTGTCGTTTCGATCAAACGCTTAGCCTAGCAAGACTACGGCAAGCAGCGGATCAAGAACCGCAACACCCGCGAGGATATCGCAATTCACAATCGTACCACCCGCATTGATGTCGTACTGCATGAGCACTCGCATACCGATGCCGTTGTAGTTCGACACACCAGCCTGGACACCCGCGTTGGGTAGGGCCAGAGGACGAGTTACCAAGGCAATCGCGTCACGATGGAACGCCAAGTTCATGCTACCCTTTGGACCGGGATAGCAATACGCGTCTGTCAGCGTCTTCTCTAGCGGACGATCTAGCAAGATCGTGCAGTTGGTCGAAACCGTCTGCGCCGCGATGATGGTGTAAGTATGCCGGGTCGTCTTGTCGCCAGCATTACCACCGAACGAAATCAACTGACCAACTTGTGGCGGATTAGCGCCGAAAGTGGACACAACCATCGCCTTGCTCCAACCAATGACGTAGGAGGCGTAAGCTGACATCTGCATCCGTGGATACTCGGTCACAGTCTTTGCACCAACGAGAGCGGTCTTGAGACCTTCGTTCAAAGTGATGCTAGTACCGGCCGAAACAGCGTGAACGTAGGTCGGCTGATAGTTACCAGCAACCACTACGTACTCGCCCAAGACGCCCGTCGCAGCCGTTCCGAGAACAGTGTCACCCTGGGCATAGCCAGAGGCATCCGTCTGGTACGAAACGGTGTTGACATTGGCCACAACACTGTTTGTGTTCTGGTCAAGGTAGGTATCAAAACCAAGGATACGGCCGAGGATTGCGTTCTCCAAGGCGTTTCCACCGTCACCGCGCTTGTTGGCTGCGATAAAGAGTTCGGTCTTCAGAGCGGCAGTCTCAGCCGTTGAAGATAGAACCAAGCGTCGAGCGTTGGGCGGGCAAAGGTTCACGTTCAGGATTTCACGAGCGTCAAGGATATAATCCTTGGCAGTCGTGTCGTCAAGCTGCTCCAGCCCGCCAACCCGTAGGGCTGGAGTGCTGAGGAAGGCATGAACGCGACCAAGGATAGCGCGGTCAATACCACGAGCAATGGACTGCATCGCGGGTTGAAGGTAGATATCCTTGAGGTCTTGGAAAGCCATCGAGCCTTCACCGTCCTTGATAACGAAGGACTTGTAGAACCACTGGTCAAGTGGCACACGCACGTTGTTGGCAACGGAAGCCTCTTGGGTGATGGGCATACCATCATCCTTACGGCTCACGTTAAACTCGACCGGCTTCCGTGTGTTTACCACGTCGCCGAACTTAGCTACAGCATTCTCGAAGTCACGGTGGACTAGGTTTGCCATAACCATATTCTCTTCCAAAATCGCGAGCCCTTCTTGAGCCCACAATTGAGGGATGTACGCGCCGAGATCATTCGCGGCGGGTGTCGCAGCGTCAGCAGAGTTGGCACCGACAAGGTAGTCAACCCATGCAGCATAGCAGCCGTACTCGGGCTGCGATAGATACATACTTTTCATGTTACCTCTCCAAACAAAAGACTTTTGTTCGTCATCTGCACAATACAGATGAACAGTTATTTCGCCCCCGCTCGATTTGGCCTTAGACCAAGGTACTCGGGGTGAGTTGCCCTGATCTCACGGTACTTCGCAGGAGTCAAAGCAGAAATCTGCTTTGGACTCAACTTACCGTCGCCACCCAGCGCTGTGCCGCCAGTGCTATTCGCACCAATCCCGGACGCTACGTTAGCCTTAAATAGGTTTCCATAGGTGCCCGGTAGTTCTTTCATTCTCTTCACAGCCTCTTCTGGACTTCGGGTTGTCATCTCTGACTCACCCGTTGTTGCATTGATGTCTGGGAAGTCCACCACAACCTTATAGCTGCCCGTTGGCTTATTCGACGCATCCACCACTGGAACCAGTCGAGTCCAGGGCTTCAGTTGAGTCGTAATCTGACTCAAACTAAAAGCATCGTGCTTGCTACCCGCGTCAGCCAACTCTCGTTCGATTGTTGACTCACGATACAGGTCCTCCCAAACTCGTACCTTCTTTTCGGTCTCAGCCAGTTGATTGGCGTGAATCTCCTCCATTTGTCTCTTCTCCAAGGCAGCTTGCTGTTCCTTAGTACGCAACTGACCTTGCACCGATGATAGATTGTCTTCAAGAGCCTTCCGCTCTTGCTCTGTCAGATTCTTGCTCGTCAACAGTTCCTTGTTCACGGCCTCCGTCTTCTTCAACGCTTCCTCAAGCTTCCTGCGGTCAGCGGCCACAATCCGGTTTACGTCGTCCTGAGAAAATTTGGCTGGCTCAACACCAACGGCAGCGGCAGCAACACGCGCGGCTTCGGCAGCGGCGGCAACAGCGTCTTCACCCTCGTAGCAACTCTCAACGCTCTCCGATAGATATAGCATATTGTTTCTCCAAAACCCCCGCAGACGATTTGAATTCTATCTAGCGGTCGTCGATAAAATTCATTCCTGGAAAACCCAGTGTTAGCTTATTCGGGAAATCCCGATTGATTGGTTATCTCGTAAATATGGTAGCAACAGATTGTACGCGATTGCAGACGGGACCATGTTCAGCACTGACTCCAGCGGCAGCATTCCACGGTCATAGGAAGTACGAACTCTGTCATAACTTTGTGATGTCACCATAATGCTATCAAGTTCGGCCTCCGGGTCCTTTCCGCTGAGCAGGCTATAGGCTATTTCGTATGTTGCTCTTACGATGTCGTCGGGAACAACGGTGTCACTCTCTCCTACTTTTGATCCACGTGGAAACTCAAGCGGTTGTGACAACCAAGCGGCGTTCACAGTTGCTTCATCCGCGCTATCTGGTAGGTTGTTTACAGCGGCCTTGTAACCCTTGTACACCATTGCGTCAATGCACCGAGTCGCCGCAATCAAAGCGTTTCGCTTCATGGTTGCGGTTGAGTTCTGCCACACGTCCTCATAGAGGCGGTAGCCAAAATAGACATCAGCGTCTGAGACACTTCCGTAAAAAGTGTATGTGATTGCCATATTACCGTCCGTTCAACCAGTCGAGTTGCGTTCTATCATCGTGCCGCTCGTAGAACCCCTTACCCCATAGATCGTACAGCATGTGAAAATATTCATCGTACATGTGCCGTACACGATCCATACTCCATAAGCTTACTGCCCTGTCCCTAATATACTTCGGATCAAGCTTGCCCACATTTTTTGCTGCCCAGATAAACTGATCCAGCGTGTGGCAGCGATATCCCGTCTTAGCATGCTCTATAGTTTCAGTGAAGGCTCCAAAATCTGTGGTGATTGCTGGAGTTCCAACAAGCTGCGCTTCACAGGCCGTGCCCCCAAATGGTTCCACGTATACAGTCGGCACAAAGATTGCCTTTGCTCTTTGTAACAGTTGAATCTTTTCTTGTCCTGTCACGCATCCTACGTAGGTTCCTCTATACTTTCCACCATCCTCAGCAATCACGTACTCGCCATCTTGTCTTGCGCCTTGTCCAGCTATGATAAGTTTGGCTCCAAGCGCCTCGCATGTCTGACTTGCAATAGTGATTCCCTTACGTGTGATACAGCGTCCGAGATAAAGGTAGTAATCTTCCTTCTTGTCGCACAATGGATACTGCGTGTGGTCCCAATAATTCGGAATAACAGCTTCATAAAACGAACCATCCGAATTAAACTTTTGTGCGCCATGCACACGATGTAAATGTGAATAGGATTCGTAAACTCTAAATGGATGCTTTGGACTTGGACCGTCATAACCGATGAATGCCTCACACGTAATGATATCCTTACCTGCCGCATCCACTACTTGTTCGTTCAAGTGACTTGCCACTAGAAGAATAAAATCCTTCGGTTGCTTACGTTTGAGTAGTTCCTTTTCGATTCTGTTGTTGAACATCTTCCAATACGGTTTAACCCCTGTCCAATCTAAATTGAAAAGCTTGTCCTTTTCGAAAGGTCCAAAATTGTACTCTTGCTCTCTCGCGTAAATGCACGGAATAGCCTCAGTACACCGATCCGCGATTTCATCATTCTCTGAACCATACACAAACGTCTCGTGTCCTAAGTCTGCCATCATTTTCAAGAACTTATACAGCTTCATCGAAAAAGCGCATGCCTCGAACTTAGGTGATAGGGATGTATGCGGTAGGCCAATGACGTGGAAGCGAAACTTCATTTTGGTTCCTTAAACTAGAGTTTACTTATCCCATGAATCGCCAGGAAACTTCACCGTTATCGTTTACTTGTAGATCATAGCGCCCTGGATTAGTTGGCGGAACTGGCAAACCATTTGATGGTCCTGTGTCGCCCTTAGTGCCTGTGGCACCTATGACACCTGTTGTTCCTTGTGGTCCTGTTGCCCCGGTAACACCAGTCGCGCCCGCTGGACCGGCTGCACCTTGAGGACCAGTAGGCCCACCAGACGGACCTGTTGCCCCGTCGTCGCCCTTTGGCCCGGTAGCTCCTGTGTCGCCTGTCTCACCTTGTGGACCAGTTGCCCCGGTGACGCCCGTCGCCCCTGTGGTGCCCTTGGACCCGTTCCCTCCGCGTGGACCGGTCGCCCCGGTTACACCCGTCGCCCCTGTGGTGCCCTGTGGACCAGTCGCTCCGGTGACACCGGTGACACCAGTGACACCAGTGGGACCGCCGCTAGGGCCAGTTGCGCCTACTGGTCCAGTTGACCCAGTAGCTCCGGTTAGACCCGAGATGTCACTTCCAACATACGTCCAGCCCATATTACACCTCTATTTCGAATCAAACAGTATATAAAGGTCTTGAACCGTTACTACGTCGCCAGCAATGCCCGACGACACCCATAACTCATAGAAATCATTTTTCTTCATGTTAGGCAAGTACGTGGAAATAGCAAATGGATATGGCTGTCCCAATGGACCTGTTCTAACGGTAAAGGGAGTATAAACATTTCCAGTTGCATTCTTCCTAATCCCGATGTTTACAGTTCGGTTATTTTGATCAACCGAAAGGTTTCCTGAGACCCATGCTGTACCATCAAATGGTTTGTCACTTTGAAAAGTAAGCCTGTTGTTAGTTATCCCCACTTTGCAAACATAGAAACTCGGTAGAACTTCAACAGCAGTTGTAGTTGTTAGGCCAGCGACATCTACCGCCAGTGGCAACCAACCTTCACCTGCCGTCACGAACTCAAACGTCCACTCTTTACTGGCCGTTACCTGTACAACAGTAACAGTGGTAACATTGGTTAACGCTTCAATGGCACCCTTAATACTAGCGGCTGAGGCATCCCAAGCTACGCCCGTAGCCGACTGACCACCATAAGTAATTGCCCAGGTTCCCGCTGTGGCAGCGTTGTCAAATAGAATCCTCGGTTTGCTCGTCATGCCGTTTACTTTATAGTAAGTATTAGCGCCTGAGCAAGCCGTGGTCACGACATTATCGGTAATATTTACCTTGGCGTGAGGGTTCTTGTCTTCCACCCCGGCGCATCCAACAACTTGGACATTCGCGTCACGGGCGCTGGCGAGTGTAAAATCGAAACCCGACAAGAAGACGCCAGTATTATCATCTGAACAATTCATGATACTACTGAAGTCACCGTGTAAGAAGGCAGCCCCACCATACCGGATGCAAGTGCCTGTGCCACTAAAGAGCAAGTGTGCTAGATAAAAATCACCTTTTATTCCTGAGCCGGTACTAATAAGATCAACACCAACAGTACAGTCAACAAAATTACCGATCTCAGCGTCCAAT